CGACGGTAAGGATACGCCGTGTCTGGACTCTATTTTGTTTCTACGCCTGTAGATGGCGGTTACGTCCATCTCAAGGATTTCGGCTACCCGCTTAGGACTGCCGTGTTCCTTGAATAACTTAATGAATTCGTCGTCACTTACTTTTTGTTTTGCTGCCACGCACTCCTCCCAATCGCATTACATCTATCGGCTCATGGGAACTTGTGTCGTACTGACAGGCGAGTTTCACCGCGTCAGCAGGAGATAACCCTAGGTGCATCGCAGCAATCGCAAAGTTAGCACCTGTCCCGATAGCCCAAAAGTCGTTCTTAATGCGAGCAGGAATCACGGTCCCCTCATAAACCCATAAACCGTCACTTCTGATCTCAAGAACGCACACGTCAGTATCGGAGTCGAGATCCCCTCCCGACTCCAACACTTGTAGCATTTTCAAGCATTTATCCCAATCTCCGCAAGCCCCGTATATAGAGTTTTTGCCTCTACGGAGTTTCTCGACCAGGTAGAAAGAATCATCGCCGCTGACCATACTATCTGCGGCAATTTCTCCCGTAGACGCTTTTGCGGCGATTGTCGTCATTTCAGAGGCGGTTTCCCTAGCCAGCCACGTACTGTCTCGGTCTCGAGTATTCGAATCACAGACCACACCAGCGAGAATAGGGCTGCAAGGGCTGGAAGGATGTCTGCAAGGGTTCCCAGTACGGTGACAATGGATAACCCGTCTACGACGTGCTTAACGCCTTCTTCGGTATGCTGCGCCATGATTATGAGGGCTTAACGGGCCAAGTAATGTCGTGGGGAAAGCCAGCCTGTGCAGGTACGTCACGCAGATTCTGACGGTACACCTCCCAGATGCCAGGGACGTTCTGGTTTAGTTCCAGATTCTTAATGACAATCCAGTCGGTCTCAGCAATTAGGCGGTCACGTTGCACCCGTACTGCCTTGGCTGCTTCTGCGTCTATCCGAGCCTTGTGCGCTGATTCCTGCTCTGCGGCTGTGACAACAGTACCATCTTCGTTGGTTGCGTCTGCAAACACAGGGCCGATAGCCCACTTCCAGACCCATTTGCCAGCCACCTGCTCTACACCGTCCTTAAACGCTGTTTGGTAGCGAGTAACCGTAGGCGATGGTGTCTCGAATACTGGGTCTAGTCCTAGTTCGTCTACTAACTCAGGTGTCCAAACTTTAGGGAAGGACGTTCCTTTGTTGCGTGATCGAAATTCTCCTTGCGAGACAATCTCGCCAGTTGAGCGAATACGATACATGAGTTTCTCCTATCAGGCTATTGCCAAGTAAATAAAGGTTCCACCGTTAGCGTTAATTGCGTCAGGTGCTGTGCCAGTAATCTCAAAGCCAGAACTATAAGTGTCTATATAGTCTGTGTTTGTTACTTCTGTAGCGGTGCTATTTAATGTTAAATAAGGGTCGTTGCCAGATACAATTCCACGAGCAGAATCAAACACAATCCATGCTCCAGTAGTGTCGGTTCTCTTTATCATAACTAACCTCGATCCACCAGTAAAACCACAGTTAATTGTTTGACTGCTTCCTGTACCTGTGTATGACCCTACTTTAGATACGCCAGCAAGAGTTGCAAAAAGATATGCAACAAAAGTTGCCCCGCTGTAATTTGAATTTGAAGCGTCACCAACAGTAAAAACTGACGATGTTGGGCTTGTATTATTCCATGCAGACGACCAAGTGTCCGCTTCATTTGCTCCGTTTGTGGCGCTAAAAAGCGTTAGATATTTTGTATTGCCAACCGGAGAAGCGTATACAAGCCCCTCAAAAGTATTGTTTCTAGTTTTAATAATCATCAATTCAGGCGCAACACCTAAGTTATGTGTAACTGTTCTTGCTGACCCAGTTCCCGTATAACACACAACATCAAAGAACCCAGGCGCACGTTTGAAGTTATAACCTACACCGCCAGCATCAAACCAAGTAGCGTTCTTAACTCCACCATTTACGTCAAACGATACAGAAGTATCTGTAGCCTCTGCCGCTGTTGATGCCGTAAGAATATATTTGTTAGAACCACGCAGACGATCAAATGTAGTCCAATGATATCCACCTAAAGGAGTAGATACTTGTGCTTGCATGGTCATATCTACTGGACCCATAGTACCGTTAGTCTTGTTAGCAATACTGGTACGGTCTACGAATGGCTCAAACACCTCTGTCCCAGCCTCAGGAGTTTTCATCGGGCCACGGCGAATGGCGATGTAGATGAATGTTCCGTTTGCAGCAATATATCCTTTACTATCAAACCCAATAGGCGTTGGAACTATTCCAGATGTACCCCCAGTAGATGACTCTGCAGCAGATGAGTTTGCGTATATTCTTGCATTTTCTGCGGGGTTTGCGTAGGACATTCCACGCATAATATCTAATACATACCAATCACTAGTGCTGTCACTTCTTTTAACTAGTAACCATTGCGGTTCCCATCCAAGATCAACTGTAGCGTTACCAGAGCCATCAGTCGTGTACGAGCCACACTTAATCACACTATCCGAACCAGAATCTCCAAAGCCACCTGCGTCATGGGCGAATAGGTATACTACCCAAGTAGTTCCAGCCCCATTATAAGAAGAACCAATGGTAAAACTTGTTGACCCAACAGAACTAACTTCAGATCCAGTAGAAACAAAAGCACCAGTACTATTTAGTTCACCATAACTATCAAACCCATTTGCTGCAGATCTATGAACAACCCACCAACCTCCAGTGCCACTTGTTTTTTTAATAATTATGCAGCCAGGTGTAGAACCAAGATTATGGCTAATACTTCTACTGCTTGTCCCATCTCCCGTATACGTCACCACATCAAAGAACTTCTCTGCCTGGCGGAATGTCCATGAGACAAAATTATCTCCATTATCGTTTACACCGCCAGCGCTAGAATCGTTACCTAAACTAAATCCGTTTGAATTAAATGCTGTAATTTGGTTGCTTAATGATCCCTCTGCTCCAGTTGAATTTGTGCTTAATGGTTTTGTTACACCCCTAACCGTATCGTATAAACGATGAGAATATGCAGTTGTTCTATCTTTAAACCAAACAAGGCCGCCTTCTGTAGATAAATCTATATTGTTTGTGATGGTCTGTGTAGAGCCGTTACCTGTATATAAATAACTCGAAAACACCGATTCGACAAAAAGTGGTTCTTTTGCTACGGTTGCTGATAGTGCTTTTTTAGCCAACATTTCTTGCTCTCCATCCTGGTGTTAGTGCTTTATCAACTGAATAGCCATAAACATTTAGCCTAGCCCAGACAGTTCCAATTCTGAGGCCTAGTTCATCGCACCATTGCTGCATAGTTTGTTTTTTGCCGTTGTGTTCTAAAACTACATTGCTACGCTTATTGTTTGCTTGCGTCTTAGCGTCTGCCCATATTACATTCTCTGGCGAGTAATCACCATTGTTGTCTAGCCGCTCTAAAGACTTACCAACTGGCCTGTGTCCCATATCCTCAAAGAACCCTTCAAACGTCTGCCATTTATCGCAGACATTGATTCCTCTGCCACCGTAGCGATCATAGGCCTGTGAGTTTTTGTCGTAGCACCGTTGCATCATTGCTCGCCAAATTTTATAAACTGGAGTTTTGGTCATACCGTGTCTATAGTTGACCTTAGCAATTGACTCTTTTTTTAAGCAACCACAAGAATTTGTTTGATTTGTACTTAGGCACATTCCAAGCACATTCTTGCGGTTTCCGCAGTCACACTCACAAAGCCAGTACAACTGGTGATGCTTGTTATAACCGTTCTTCTGTAAAACTAAAAGACGGCCAAACCGCTCACCAGTTAGATCTCTAAACAAGCCCAATCACGCATCTCCTACACGAGCGCCATATACCTGTGTGCTTACTTTCCACAATACGATTGCCGTATATCCGCTAGTATTCAGCGTAGGTGCCACACCACCGTCTGTTTTCCAGACCACACCAGATCCACCAAACGTGCTGTCAGTCCAGGTCAACGTGTAAGCAGTACCGTCATCCACCATCAGCATGATCGACTCACCAGCGGCAAAGTTCGTGGCCTTGGGAGTACGGGAAGCGCCTAATGTGATAAGTTGCACAGAACCGTTACCTGGGTCGATCTCGAAGGCAGCGCCGTCTGTAATCGTGTATACGTCCTCTAGGATCGTTCCGATGATTGCAGGGTCTGTCAGGGTCTTGCCGGTCAGGGTCTGCGTATCAGACGTGCCGACAATCGTTCCGCTTGGCAGAGCCTTTCCGGAGTCCTTGATGATTTTCCCGGATGTGCCTGTGAAGGCGGCGATGTTTCCGTCTGTGCTAGATGCGGGGCCGCTTACGTCGCCAGTACCAGCAGAAGCGAAGGAAAGGTTTCCAGAGCCGTCGGTCTTAATGAATTGGCCGTTAGTACCGTCCGTGTTCGGATAGGTCAGCCCCTTCAGTTTGCTAGTGCCAGACACCACAAGGTTGCCGCCTACAGTCACAGAGTCACCGCCA